CCAAGTACAAAGACGTTTCCGGCGTGACCGCCGGAGCGGCTGACGTGCTGGACGGCAAGTTTATCGTGCTGCCCGACGGCAGCAAGGTCGAAGGCACTATGGCCAACAACGGCGCGATCTCGAAGACCATCGACGGCCTCACGCAGACCAGCGTCGCGGTCCCGGCGGGCTACACCTCCGGCGGCACGGTCAGCCTGACCGACGACATAGAGACCGCCCTCGCCGCGATCTAAGGAGGCAGGCATGAGCGTACAGACGCAGATAAGCCGCATCACCGCCGCCGTCGGCGCGGCCTATGACGCCGTAACAGCCAAGGGAGGCACAGCCCCGCAGACCGAGACCGTCGCGGGCCTCGCGGACGCGATCGGCACGATCCCCTCCGGCGGCGCCAAGGAAGAGCAGGAGAAAACCGTCACCGTCACCGCCAACGGCACAGTGGAGATCACCCCGGATGCCGGGAAGACCCTGAGCAAGGCGACTGCGGTCGTCAACGTCCCCACGTCCGGCGGGGGCGTACAATGGTATGCGTCGATAGACTAAGGGGAGGGGTTATATTATGCCTATAATGAGAGGGCCAAGCGCGTCAAATAAAACGTTCAAAGTTCCATGTTCTGGCGAGGGTATATTTGTGGTTGTTAACCTAGAATCTAAGATGGGAAATCTCACATACTGGAATGGAACTAGTGCAATAGTATTATCGCGTGGTTCCCTTAGTATATCAACCATAACAGTTCAAAACGGTGTAGCTACGGTTATTGTAATCAATGATAGTGGTTACAATTCATCCCTCCGTGTTTGTTTCATACCCGGAGATCCACTTGCAAGCAATTAAATAAATAAATGAAAGGAGTTGGTAGAGGTGAATATAGCATTAACTGGTACTAAAGTATCCCTTGATGCCCCCTGTCCGCCTTCGCAGCTCAGATCGTGGGGGTTTAAGGAGGGAGCATATGAGCACCATCATCGTCACCCTCGTCTGCGCCGTGCTCGGCGAGGCGGATAGAAGTGTATGAGCACAAGCAACACCGCCGGGCAGAAAATGACCGACGCAGAGCTCGCAAAGATTGAAAAGCGGATTGCTGCGATATATAGGGAAGCGTATAACGATCTGACGGATACGATCAGGGATTACTTCGGTAAATTTGCAGCGCGTGACGCGGTAGAAAAGGCGCGCATGGAAGCCGGGGAGATCTCAGAGGATCAATATAAGCTGTGGCGTGCCGCTCAGATTGGGCGAGGGAAACGGTTTGAAGCCCTGAGGGATAAAGTGGCGGAGCGAATGACGAATGCAAACGAAACCGCAATCGCCTATGTCAACGATGCGACGCCTGGCATTTACAGCCTAAACCGCAATTTTGCTGCATACACAATCGAGCGGGATTCCGGGGATGTTGGATTTGACATCTGGGATGAACAGACCGTGAAGCGCCTTATCGCGGAGCAGCCGGATCTTATGCCATCCTACCCGGAGAAGCGAGCACTCAAACGTGGGATTGATCTTGCATACGGGAAAAAGCAGATCACCGCCAGTGTCACAAGCTCCATCTTACAGGGCAGAAGCATCAAAGGAATGGCAGATGATCTGCAAAGTCGTATCACCACCATGAACCGCGACAGCGCCATCCGGACGGCGCGCACAGCCGTCACGGGCGCACAGAACGCCGGACGGCTGGATGCCTATTATGCCGCTGAGAAAATGGGAATCAAGTGCAGAAAGCAGTGGATGGCGACGCTCGACGGAAGGACGCGCCATTCACACGCAATGCTCGACGGTGAGATCGTGGACAATGACAAAAAGTTCTCCAACGGCTGCCGCTTCCCCGGAGATCCAAACGGCCCGCCGTCCGAAATCTATAACTGCCGCTGCACGCTGGTATCCGAGATCGAAGGAATCGACACCTCCGGAGGCAAGCGCCGCGCCCGGAACCAGGCGACCGGGCGGAATGAACTGATTGAGAACATGAGCTATGCTGAATGGGCAGGGTGGAAAAAGAAAAATGGACGTTAAATTTATCGACAACTCAGAGGAAATCAAGGACAATATGAAAAACGTGCTGCTTCGTGCGCTTGAAAAGGTCGGAATGACGGCGGAAAAGTACGCGAAGCGGCTATGTCCGGTTGATACCGGAAATCTGCGCAACAGCATCACGCACCGCGTAGACCAGGAAGAACCGGCGGTATACGTCGGAAGTGATTCTGAATATGCTGCCTATGTGGAGCTCGGGACGGGCAAGCATTATCCGGGCGGAAGGCCAACACCCTGGGCGTATCAGGACGCAAAGGGCAACTGGCACTGGACGCACGGCAACAAGGCGCAGCCGTATTTGAAACCCGCAGCGGCGGATCATGCGACGCAATACCGGCAAATCGTCGAAGATGAGCTGAAAAACAGCTAAAGATTGCGTCCCAGAGCCATAAATATACGGTATAAGTGTGGTAACAGCAAAGAAATGACTGTTGCCACATTTTTTGTTCTGTCGCGGCAAAGCACCGCCGACAAGGGAAAGGAAGATAGAACATGGCACTGACGCGCAAGCTCCTGAAGGGCATGGGGCTGACAGAAGAGCAGATGGACACAATCATCGAGGCGCACACCGATACCGTCGACGGCCTGAAAAACGACCTTGCACGGTACAAGGCAGACGCCGAAAAACTCCCCGGAGTACAGGCGGAGTTTGAATCCCTGAAGGCCAAAGGCGACGACGGCTGGAAGGATAAGCACGACAAAGTCAAAAGGGAATTTGACGCTTACAAGCAGGAGCAGATGCAGAAGGAAACCAGGTCCGCGAAGGAAACCGCGTACCGGGAACTTTTGAAGTCTGCGGGTATCAGCGAGAAGCGCATTGATTCGGTTCTGAAAGTCACCGACTTGAACGGCGTTGAACTGGAAGACGGCAAGATTAAGAACGCCGACGAGCTGCGCAAGTCCATCAAGGAAGAATGGGCGGATTTCGTTGTTACCACCAAGCAGAAGGGCGCGGACACCAAAGACCCGCCCGCGAATAACGGCGGCGCTATGAGCCGGGACGACATCTTCAAAATCAAGGATGCATCCGAACGGCAGGCAGCGATTGCCGCAAACCTCAATTTGTTCGGAAAGGAAGAATAAACATGGCAGCAAAGACCAATCTGACGATGACGAGCGACGTACAGGTCACGGCGCGCGAAATCGACTTTGTAACCCGCTTTGCGCGGAACTGGCAGCATCTGCGCGATATCCTCGGCATTATGCGCCCCATCAAGAAGCAGCCAGGCACTGTCCTGAAATCCAAGACGGCCAGCGTGACGCTTGCGGCGTCCGTCGGCGAGGGTGAGGAAATCCCCTACTCCAAAGCAACCGTCATCGAGAAGGACTATGCCAACATCAACGTCGAGAAGTACGCAAAGGCCGTTTCCATCGAGGCGATCAAGGAATACGGCTATGACGTGGCCGTCGCGATGACCGACGAGGCGTTCCTGTATGAGCTGCAGACCAACGTCACGAATCGCTTTTACACCTACCTCAACACCGGTCTTCTGAGCGTCAGCGAAACCAACTGGCAGCGCGCGCTTGCAATGGCGAAGGGCGCAGTCATCAACAAGTTCAAGCAGATGCACCGCACCGCGACCAATGTTGTTGGCTTCGTGAACGTGATGGATCTGTACGACTACCTCGGCGGCGCAGACATCACCATTCAGACCGAGTTCGGTTTCCAGTACATCAAGAATTTCATGGGCTACAGCACGGTATTCCTGCTGTCCGACGATGAGATCAAGCGTGGCCGTGTGATTGCAACGCCGGTTGAAAATATCGTTCTGTACTACATCGACCCGGCAGACAGCGATTTCGCCCGCGCTGGCCTCGACTACAGAACCGACGGCGAAACCAACCTCGTTGGCTTCCACGTACAGGGCAACTACTCCACGGCGGTCTCCGAGTCCTTTGCAATCATGGGCATGACCCTGTTCGCGGAGTATCAGGACGGCATTGCCGTTGCTGACATTGACGAGACTCCGTCGCTCGGCACGCTGACCGTTACTTCGGCAGCCGGAACCGCAACCGGCGACACGAAGATCACGGTCAACCCGGCGAAGGAAGCGTCTGGGAACGTCTACAAGTACAAGGTAGGCGATTCGGCTGAGACTGTGACCTATGGTCAGAATGTCAGAACGTGGTCGACGTGGGACGGTAAGTCTGATATCACGGCGGCTACGGGCAAGAAGATCACAGTCGTTGAGGCTGACGCGACTTACAAGGCGCAGAAGTCCGGTAACGCTACGGTAACGGCGAAGTAATGGAGGTGGCGGTGTGATGCTGACTGAATTATGTGGCGTGCTTCGAAACTGGTTCGAAACTGACAGAATCAGTGGCACGTACACGGTTGAAAACGGCAGCATCACACTGCCGTTTTTGCAAAACGGACAGTTTTTCCGTGTGGTTGGCTCTGTTTTCAACGACGGAGTTCACCAGTACCCGGATTATGGGATGGCGGACGAGACCTTTGACGGCTCCGTCTGGCCGATGGCTGTCCCCTCTTCTGTTCTCGCCCTCGAAGCTGAAATCAGAGCGTGGCAGGAGAAAAACGGCGACGCAGCAGCAAGCCCGTTTACCTCGGAAAGCTTCGGCGGCTATAGCTACTCGAAGGGGTCGAACGGAAGCGCATCCACGAGCGGGGCCGTGACGTGGCAGACGACGTTCAAATCGCGGCTGAACCAATGGAGGAAGATCTGATATGAGCTTACTCGATGATTTTGCACGCCCGTGCGTGCTGCTCGAAAAAAGCAGGACACCGGACGGAGCGGGCGGATACGTCACAATCTGGACAGATGGGGTGGGATTCGCGAATTATCAGGCGCTTGACACGTCGATGGAGGCGCGCAGAGCGGAGAAAGAGGGCGTGACAAGCGTGTACTCGGGGCTCGTGCAAAAATCCGTCCCCATCGATTATAACGACTTCTTCCGCGACGAGACGACCGGGGAGACATACCGCGTGACGTCTGAGCCGAAGGACAAGCAGACTCCGAAGTCTGCAAGCTTCGCCCTGAAATACTTCACAGCAGAAAAGAAAGCGTTGCCGACATGACGAAAGATAAGGCATTACACGCGTGGTTCTCGCAATTCCTGACGGCATATCCCGCATCCAGCGTCCCGGACGACGCCGTTTTCCCGTGGCTGACCTATGAGTTGATTACTGGCGCATGGGATAGCGGAGAAATCGGGCTGACGGTTAATCTGTGGTATTACACCACGCAGGAAGCAGAACCGAACGCGAAAGCACAAGAAATTGCAGACGCCATAGGGCTTGGCGGCGTGTTCGTCCCGTGCGACGGCGGCGCGATCTGGGTAAAGCGTGGATCCCCGTGGTGCCAGAACGTCCGGGACGATTCCGATGCAAACATCAAGCGGCGATACCTGAACATTACGGTTGAGTACATCACCGCAAATTGAAAGGATTGACTACATGGCAAAGTTTACAAAAATTCCGGCGGATACGTTCAAGCAGCTGCAAATCAACGCCGGTGTGATCCTGAGCAATTTCGCCCCGGCGACCGGCGCGTTTGACGCCGAAGATCAGCTCGGTGCGACGACCGGAGGCATTACATTTACGGCAACACCGACATACTCGGACTATGGCGAGGACGTCGACAACTGCCCCAAGAACACGAAAGAGCTGAAGCGGCAGGACGACGTGGAAGTGAAGTGTTCCGGCACATTTGTTACAGTAACAACCGCGTCCGCGAAGTCCCTGATGGCTGCGGCGGACATCGACAAAGCGGACACTACAAAGGTCGTCCCCCGCCGCGATCTGGACAGCGCCGACTTTGCAGACATCTGGATTGTTGGCGACTATTCCGACAAAAACGGTGCGAACAACGGCGGCTTTATCGCGGTCCACATGATGAACGCACTGTCTACAGGCGGTTTCCAGCTGAAAACCGCCGACAAGAACAAAGGGCAGATGGCCTTTGAGTACACGGCGCACTATTCGATCGCGCAGCAGGACGTCGTGCCGTATGAACTGTACATCAAGGCCGGAACGGCGGAGAGCTGACAGGAGGAAGAACATGAAATTATCCGAACTGAGCACAGATAGAGCCGCAGACGCCCTGTGTGAGATCAGCGCGTTCCTTCTCAACATCCTGACGGATGAGGAACTGCGGGATAGTCTGAAAAAGCAGATCGATGCAGAGCAGCCGCAGACGGCGGGCGAAAAATACGCGATCGGCGTGCAGAAGATCGGTCAGTGGGTTCCGCTGATCCTGAAAAAGCACAGGGATGATGTTTGCGGCATTCTGGCAGCAATCAACAGCGTAAGCATCGGCGAGATCCGGGCGCAAAGTCTCGCCGAGACCATGCGCCAGATGAAGGATCTGGCCGAGGACAAAGATCTGATCGATTTTTTCAAATCGTGCGCATCGGCGGCGAAAGTGTAACGCTTGCGCTGCTGAATGCTCCGAAAATAAGCGTCGGGGGGCTGATTCGCCTTTTGCCGATTTTGATAAAGCGGCAGCAGGAGGAATCAGCCTTTCGCGTTTATGCGGCGGAGTGCATGCGCACAATCACGGAAAACACGGCAAGGATCGCAGGCGGAAGCTTTATGCAGGCGAAATATGCCGATATTATCAGGCCAAAACCGCAGGACAACCGCACCTGCGAAGAGATCACCGCCGACGTTGTGCGTCGGTGCGGATTGGTGGTGAAGCAATCGAAGAATGAACCTGTTTGAACTTTTTGTAAAAATCGGCGCTGACACGTCCGGCGCAGACAAAGGCATTGAGGACACCGGCAAGAAGACATCCGCGCTCGGCGAGAAGATCAAGAGCGGGCTTGCGGCTGCAGGCAAGGCGGCTGTTGTCGGCGTGACGGCGGCAGCTACGGCAGTCGGAGCGCTCGGTACAAAGGCGATTCAAGCCTATGCGGACTATGAACAGCTTGTCGGCGGCGTGGAAACGCTGTTTAAGGACAGCCAAGACAAGGTTATGGAGTACGCGAATAACGCGTATAAAACCGCCGGGCTGTCTGCCAATGAGTATATGGAGACAGTGACAAGCTTTTCTGCGTCCTTGCTGCAGTCTCTCGACGGCGATACAGATGCAGCTGCAGAAAAGGCAAATCTGGCATTGACAGACATGTCCGACAATGCAAACAAAATGGGCACGGATATGACGTCCATCCAGAACGCATATCAGGGGTTTGCAAAAGCGAACTATACCATGCTCGATAACCTTAAGCTCGGTTACGGCGGCACGCAGGCAGAAATGCAGCGATTGCTTGAGGACGCGGAGAAAATTTCCGGTATCAAGTACGATATTTCCAGCTATGCAGATATCGTGGATGCTATCCATGTGGTGCAGACCGAAATGGGCATCACCGGAACAACCGCAAAGGAAGCTGCGTCCACGATTCAAGGTTCGTTCGGTATGGTAAAAGCCGCATGGCAGAGCCTTGTGACCGGCCTTGCAGACCCGGATCAGGATTTGGAAACCCTTGTCGGAAACTTCACGGATTCCGTTGTTATCGCGGGCGACAACCTGATCCCGCGCATTCAGGAGCTCTTGCCGCGAATTGTGGAGGCGGTTACCTCTCTCATCGGAACGATCAGCGCACAACTGCCGCCCCTGATGGAGTCGGTTTTGCCCTCTCTGATCGAGGGCGCGACAAGCCTGATTGCGGGGCTTATGGCTGCTCTTCCGGCTGTCCTCGCCGTCCTGGGCGACGTCGCGCCGACGGTGATCGGCATTCTGGTTCCGGCGCTTATTGAGCTTTTGCCGGAGATCGTGCAAACGGGCGCTGATGTTGTTGTTTCGCTCGTGCAGGGCATATCCGAATCCCTGCCGGAGCTTATCCCGGCAGCGACGGACGCGATCCTGAAGATCGCCGACACGCTCACAAGCCCGGACAACCTCGGAAACATGATCGGCGCCGCGCTGGAGATCGTTCTTGCGCTGGTGGCCGGCCTGATAGACGCGATCCCGCAGATCGTTGACGCCGCGCCGAAGCTCATCGAAAATTTAATTACCACGTTGATTGCGAACCTTCCGAAAGTCATCGAGTCTGGCGTGAAGATCATCATAGCGTTGGTGGACGGCCTGATTAAATCCATTCCGCAGCTTACTGCAGCCGCGCCGAAGCTCATCATCGGCATCGTGAACGGGATCCTTGCAAATCTGCCGCAAATTATCTTAGCGGGGCCGCAAATCATCATGGCTTTGATAGAGGGGCTTATCAGCGCAATCCCGGATTTGATTATGGCAATTCCAGCGCTGATTCAATCGATTGTAGATACGTTCCTCAGCTACGATTGGGGCAGCATCGGAAGCAATATCGTGGATGGCATCAAAAACGGCTTCCTGCGCATGTGGGAGAACCTGAGGCAAACCGTCAGTGATATGGTCAGTGGCCTTGTAAGCGGGGTTAAGAGCATTCTCGGTATCGCCTCGCCGTCGAAGGTCTTCGCCGGTATCGGCGGCTACATGGCCGAAGGACTCGGAGAAGGATTCGACCGCGAAATGCTCGGCGTTCGGAAGGATATTGAAGACCAGATGACTTTCGGCACAACGTCCTTCTCTGCATCCGGCACGGCAAAGTCTTCCGTCGGCGTTGTAAACGGTCTTCTTGCCAATAATCAGCCGAACCCGTTGACGCAGGTAAATCTTGTTGTCGACGGACAAACGCTGGCGCGGGTGCTGTTTGACCCGTTGCGCGGCGAGATTCTGCAAAGGGGTGTATCGCTTGCGTAGGATTAAAATTACGGACGGGACGAACACGGTCACGCTTCTGCGCGACCTTGTGTTCACGATTCAGCCGAAGGATATCGGCGCGACTGCGACAATGGCGTCCGGCAAAACGGTTATGGATATCATCGGCGTAAAAAATGAGCTGAAAATCCCCACTGGCTGGCTATCCGTTTCCGACTTGCGGAAGCTCCGCAGCATGATTAACACAAAACACGTACTGAGCGTGACGTACCCGGACGTAGACGGCGATAAAACACGGGACTTTCTGTTCAGCCAGCCGGAATATAAGGCGATTATTTACGACGATGACGGAGTTTCCCAGTGGTGCGGCGTGACCATCACCGCAACGCAGCAAGGAGTGGACTGATGCAAAAGGTATCAAGCGGCTTTACGCCGTTTTCTGCTGTTCGGGATATCGGAATGCTCGTCCGCTTTTATCTCATCGATCCGTCCGCAAAAAAGAACGGAACGGTATCCGCGTCGGATTCCGCGCCGGGAACCATCGCCGCCGAGACAATCAGCGAAAACGAAACCATATCCGGGAAATTTGCCGGGCTGGAGCTGAACAGATGGGTGCTGGACGGCACAATCAATATCCCAAACGATGACTTTGAGGGGCAACAAACAGGCTGGTGGAGCGGGAAAGCTTCGGACGAAAATGCAGAACTGGGCAGTACCCTCACCTTTGAGTTCTCTGCGCCGGTGTCAACCGTAGGATGGTCGCTGCTGTTCGACGATAAAATGCAGCAGTACCCGGCCCAGATCACAATAACCGCATACGGGAGCGACAACGCCGTGATTGCAACCGCAACAAAAGCAATCACGCAGGTTCGGCAGAATATCAGCCTGCCTGCGGCAAATTACACAAAGCTGACGATCCGGTTCGACAAGACGTTTTTACCAAAAACACGCGCAAGGCTGAGGCAGATCGACTTCGGCCTGACGGAAACGTATGAAAACGATAGCATGGCCAATGTGCAGATCGTGGAGGAAGCGTCCGTTTCCTGCGACGCATTCCCGTCGAGGCAAATATCATTCACGTTCGATAACGCCGACCACAGATACAACATCCTCAACCCGGACGGCATATTTGCGGTAATCCAAGAGGGGCAAAAGCTTCTTGCAAGGTGCATCATAAACGGCGAGAGCGTCGATGTTGGAAAATTCTTCTTCACATCAGTAACCGCAACAAATTCCGGCGTGACGGCGCAGTTGGTAGGCAACGACATGGCGGCGGCGCTCGAGCGGGCAACGTATGAATCTGGCAGTGCCGTCGCGTGCGCGCTGCAAGCGGCGGTTGCCTCAGTTCTGGACGGCTACGATATCACCGTGATATACGGAGGCGAAGCGGCGGAAAGAATAGTCGTGCCCGCAATTCCGAGAAAAACAACGCGCCGGGAGGCAATCCGGCTTCTGGCGCAGGCGGCAATGTGCTCCGTGTGGTTCGACCGCTCCGGCGTTCTGCATATCGCGCCACTGCCCACCGATGCAGTTTCCGGCTCGATTACGCCGGATGATCTGTATAACTACGACGGTGTTTCGATTTCGGAAGCCGTCGACTGTGTGGAACTGCACATCAAGAGCGACTACGCCAACATCGATACGACAGTGACCGCCGGGAGCGGCAAAAACATCAAAAGCGTCAGCAATCCGTGCGTCGCCCCGGCGAATTATCAGAGCGTCGCCGCGTGGCTGCTTACGCAGTATAACCGCCGCAAGATTTACAGCGTAAAAAACCGCTGCAATCCGGCGTTGGAAACCGGCGATACGATTAAAATCTCGGACGCATTCGGCCAGAATGAAAATGCAGTGCAGACGGGCCTTTCGCTGACGTTTGACGGGAGCCTTTACGCAATCACAAAAGGAGTGGGATCATGAGCACCATCATCGACACCCTCATCACCGACCGCACGCAGGCGGATGTCGCGCGCGCGGAAGAGCTGTCCGCAAAGGGCTTTGCTGCCATGACAGCAAATGAGCGGGCGGAATGGCTGGCCGGGATGAAAGGCGCGTGGGCTGCTGCCTAAATTGATAATGCAAGTGGGGTGAGCTTCTGATGAGTCAAACATGGATAATTAAAGATACTGCGCCAGTTGATCCTAATGAATACTTTCCTGCGGTTAGCATTAACTTTACTTCAAACAACGAGAGTTTTACATCATTAGGGGTTGTTGACGGAGGCTTTACGTGTGAGCTACAGTATAATGGGGTGACATATGCCGCAGTCAGCCTAGAAGATCCAAATGCCGGGCCAGAATATAACTTTGAATGGGATAATAATGCATATAAAACGCTTGTCTTTGACACTGCCCCTACTGGAGAGCTTTTATCGTGGCTGGAAAAGAATGCGGACCGCCCCTTCAGTGACACCCTCGTCACCGACCGGACGCAGGCGGACGTGGAGCGGGTGCGGAAGCTTGCGGCGAAGGGCTTTTCCGCCATGACGGCCGACGAGCGGGTGGAATGGCTGGCCGGGATGAAGGGCGCGTACAATGCGAGCGATTTGAACCGCGTTGGCACGGCTCTGAACTATTTGGCTGGGCGTCTCGCGCCGCTTTGCGGGAAGAATATCCAGTGGTCGGCTAAGACGGATTGGAGCATGACGGACGTTATAACAGCTCCACAGGCCGCTGTATACCGGCAGCAGATACAGGATGTGAGAGACGCGCTGACGTACCCGGGCGGAACGCCTGCCGTACCGGAGATCGACCGGATGACGTACACTGGGGCCAACGATATCGAGCGCATTTTGGCGCTGTGCGAAACGCTGATCGATAACGTCATTAAGGCGTTTCGATATACAGGCGCGACGGAATGCGCTGCGGGAGGACTGATATGAAAGACAGACAACCGACACAGGTGCTGGCAAACGGCGCGATCCGATACGGCATTTACGGCGCCGACGGAACACTCGACCACTACGAATACATGAAGCGCGAGGACGAGCCTACAATCGAAGGGACGCCGCTCAATAAGGCAAATCTTTTATCCGACGTGACGGAGAATAAGATCTGGAACAACAAGGAGAAACCGGCTGATCCGACCGTAAACGATGCGCTGTATGAGCTGGCAAAAGGTACGGCACGCATCGGCGATATCGCCATGACCGCCCGCGGGGATCGCTCAACTTCGTGGCTCCCCTGCGACGGACGGTCGATTTCAAACGTCGAGTACCCGGATCTGTACAATGTTCTGCGAACAGATGTAGACGCTGTAAGCTGGGATGAGGTTGAAGTCACCGGCTTGACCGGCACGCACCCTTCAATCTCGTATGTGAATGGGCATTGGTTCTTTGTAGCGAAAAGCGGCGAGACGGCGGCCACGCTGAAAATCACAACATCGGATGATTTGATTACATTTTCGACTGCGACCGTTACCATTACCGGAGCGTATTTCTCGACCGTAGTCGGATGCAGCCAAGTGCATTTTTATGATGGGAGGTATATGTTCGTGTATTATCTCACGAACAATGCCAAACACCGTTTTTACATTTATTATGCTACATCGCCCACTGGGCCGTGGAAATGCGCTGAACTATGGGATGGTACAACTAATGGCGGAATCACAGCGGCGACAGGAGGCAGTGGAGATTGGATTCCAGGAGATATCTATATCTATGGTGGGATATACTACGTCATGCATCCATTGCGATCTGGATCAAACTCCGTGACAACAACGGCTGTCCACAGGTATTTATACGCAGAAAGTTTTGAAAAATTAGTCAGCGGGAAAGCACTGCAAAGCGTGATTATGGATACAAGTTACTACAACTCGTTCGTGCAGGATACGGGCGACGCCATGATCTATGCGCAGAAAGGAAGCACACTGCGAAAATTTGCCGGACTAAACGCAAGCCCTATAGACTTGGCGGCTACGCTTGTCGCTCCGGTGTGTGGTTTTGCCGTGAAAAGCGAAAAAATTGTAAGCGTCAATGGAACCAGCATTTCATACTCCCTAGACGGCGGCGATACTCTTGCAGGCACAACAGCACTCGGAGGCACGTACGACAGCAACGCCAGAAATACAGCGGCTTATGACGGCAGCATACTTGCTTTTGCGTTAACAAAAAACGAGCAGCACTATATCGCAGTAACGAGTGCGCTGGACGTGGCGCCTATGATCGTAGAGACGGACTATGACATTACCGGGTTCGGGATCAACGGGAGCGTGGTCGCCGGGATCGTCGACACGACCGAAGACCAGCAGATCAAAATCCTGAAAAGAGATTTTGCATACTCCGCGAAGCGCATCCCCAAGATCACGCCTGATGGCCGCAGTTATGCCTACATCAAGGCACTGGAGGAATGAGCCATGCAGGACAGAATCGGCACGAACGATCTTGCAAACGGCGCTGTGCGGTACGGCGTGTACAGCGCCGACGGGAGCCTGCTGCGGTACGAGTGGATCCGGCCAGAGGATGAGCCTCTGGAAGCAGGTACGCCGTTGCTCAAAGCAAACCTACTGACGGACGCCACCGCCGAGAAAGTCTGGCCTGCGGGCGACGCGCCCGCTGACCCGAAGATCGACGGAGCACTCGCCAAGCTTACCACGCCGCGCGCCCGCCCCGGCGACGTCGTAACGACTGCCCGATATCTCGATGAGACATGGCACGTCTGCGACGGCTCGACGTTTTCCCAGACTGATTACCCGGCGCTGTACGCCGTCCTCGGCAGCACGACGCTGCCGGATATCAGCTATTCAGGCGACACCACGACATACATCAAAATGGTGGACGATTAGCCCGCCGGAAAAAGAAAGGTACATAATCAATGGATGCTGGAACCATCACTGCGATCATCTGCGCCGTCCTCGGCTCGTCCGCGCTGACGGCGGTCGTCAACGCCGCTATCAGTGCAAGACAGAAAAAGCAGGACAAGTCCGATAATCAAAACACCCACCTTGCAGAGATCGACAAGAAGCTCGATCGGATGCAGCAACATCAGGCGGAGCAGTATTTGTCCATCCTGCGGCTGACAATCATGTCAGAGGAGATGCCAATGTCCGAGCGCCTGATCGCCGGGCAGAAGTATGTCAAGCTTGGCGGAAACGGCGACGTAAAAGCTTTCTTGCACCAGCTTGAAAAACAGTGCGAACACAATGGAGTTTAGTAAAAAGTGGATGCTCGGCAGCGCGCTCGTCAGCTTCGCGCTCATCATCGCCTGCGCGGCAGGCGCAGACCTGACAGAGATCACGCTTGCAGCTATGGCCGAGACCACGGCCAGCACAGGCTTTTACCTCTGGAAAGCAAAAAACGAGAACCGCGCGAAGTACGCGCAAAAGTACATGGACAAATGGGCCGAGAAATACGGCCCGGAAGCGGCAGCACGCATCGCGGAGATCGTGCTGAAAGACTGAAAGGAGTAACTACATATGGACTACACACAGATCATCTCGGCAGTGATCGCGCTCATCGGCGCGCTCGTTTCGGCGTTTTTGATCCCGTGGATCAAAACCAAGATTGACGCAGACAAACTGCAGACCATCCGGGCATACGTCGAAATCGGCGTAAAGGCTGCGGAGCAGCTCTACGACGCGACGGACGGCCCGGCGAAAAAAGCGTATGTTCTCAGCTTCTTGGCAGAAAAAGGGATCACATTTGATAGCGAGGTTGTTGACAAACTGATCGAGGCCACCGTGCTGCAGCTGCACCACGAGCTGTACGGGAGCGAGCGGGTATGAGTTACGTTATGAGAGCGTCCGAGCTTGTAAAAAAGCATATTGACGTTGCGAAGAATTACAAGACCGTTTATATGTGGGGCTGCTTCGGCTCTCCCGTAACGAACGGCATTATCACGGAAAAGGCGAATCAATACCCGGACTGGTACGACGCTGCAAAGCAGGCCAGATTCCGCGGGCTGATCGGCAAGGGCTACTTTGGCTTTGACTGCGTGAACCTCACAAAGGGCATCCTGTGGGGCTGGAACGGCAACAAGAACGCCTACCACGGCGGTGCACGCTACGCCGGAAACGCCGTCCCGGACGTCTCCGCAGACGGCATGATTGCCAAGTGCAAGGACGTATCCGCATCCGGCTGGGATAAGCTCGTCCCGGGCGAAGGCCTGTGGATGCCCGGACACTGGGGCCTGTACATCGGAGACGGCCTTGCGGTCGAATGCACGCCGATCTGGGACAATGGCGTGCAGATCACATGCGTCGGCAACATCGGCCTCAAGGGCGGCTACAACAGCCGTGTGTGGAAGAAGCACGGAAAGCTCCCGTGGGTGGACTACGACACGGAAACCGTCGACAGGGCCGTCGAGGACGCCAAGAAGGTCATCAAGGCAAAGGCCGGACTTGCGGACAGCACGATTAAGTATCTCGCTGACTACAAGTACGGCGATGACCTGTTGAAAAAACTGGCTGCGGCTATGAAGTAAGGAGGCGGCGCGATGGCACCGCAGGCGCGGGCAAAACTCCCGCCGGAGCTTGGCAGGCTGACGCGGAAGGACATGGAGGCTGTGATCTATCAGGCCAATCTTGGACGCGAGAACTCGCAGATCGCGCAGCTTTACTTCGTGGACAAGCTCCCGCAGGCGGATATCGCGACCGAACTGTATCTTGGCCGCGCCACGGTACAGCGCCGCCTGCCGGAGATCAAAGAGCGGATGCGCCGGACATCTGGCAAATTGTACAGCTGACTGCAAATCCATGTTGACAATTCAGTGCAATATGCTATACTGATATTGTCACCAGCCGCAAGGCTGGCGTGGATTGGAGTGTTATTTTGTTCAATTTGCTCTTCGCGGATAAGCGGCATGGTTTCCTGCCGCTTATTTTTTATAAAGAAATTTTAGGAAAAGCCCTTGACATATACGGTGTTACCGTATATAATATAACCATAAGATAAAACAAATTACGGAGGGCAAAACAATGGATATCAAGAACATCGACACCAAGAAGATCTACGCTTACGCGTCCCGGCTGGAAGACGAGAAAAAGAGATTCGACGCGGACGTCGAAAAAGCATGGACATTCCACGCGGAAGGCTATATGTCCGATGAGCAGTATGCGGCCCTCTGCGCCGACCGCGAGGCAAAGGCCGAGCCGTGGAAAAAGAGAGCCGACCTGCTCAGGCAGTTTGCCCGCGCGGCAGATGCTCAAAATGCTGCGGAGGCCTCCTGCGGTATCATAGCAGATTTTATGATTGCCAACGCGAAACCCGTCGAGAGCTTCGATATGGACGCCATCAAGGCCGTCATTGATTGCGCGGCCACGCTTGACGACCCGTTCCCCTGCTGATCAAGGCAGGGGACTACCAGACAAAGCAATTACGGAGGGAAAAGATATGATGCTCAACACTTACGGCCTCAAAATGACTAACCTGATAAAGGTCTCCCGCGAGACGATCAACAGCAGCCGCGGCTACAGCCAGATCGATTATGACAAAGCGACCGGCGAGCTGCTAGAGGCATACCACTCCGGCACACCGGCGGAGAGCTGGACAGAATACCATGATGCAAACGTCATCCGCGTCTGCAACACAACGCGGCACATGACACCGCAGCAGCTCGCGGATGCCGTGTATCGCGCCGTTAACTGTCTGCCGCTTGAGGACTGGAATTGACCAAAGGAGGAACGCACATGACTGCACAGGCTTCTCGTATACTTTCTGCTTGGGGTTGCCCAACTAACCCCGCATATAGCCCAGACACCGCTAACGATGGCGGCAGCTACTGGCAGTTTGCCGGCGGCATCGTGGCCGAGATCAACGGCCAGTTCGTCACCGTCAAGGTCGACGACAGATCCTGCGGGGACTTCGGCTCCCGGTACATTGTCGACATTTTTGCCGACGGGTACGCGTGGAGCTTCTGCGATGGCGGCATGGATGACGCCGCCATCGACACGCCAGAGCATGTCGAGGACGTCCTCGATTCCGCGTCCAGCGTCCTTGGCGTCGACGCGTGGGCGCTGGTCTGCGAGGCCCGCGATGCTGCCAGCCTTTGTGCAAGGAGGGAGGCATAAATGGACAATAACCTCCAGCGTATTGCGCTGATACGCTCCGTCGTGGATAGATACCACGAGGAGGAGAAGTCTCTGCGGCAGACAGCGATTGCAATGGGGCTGTCCGTTTACACCACCCGCAAGATGCTCATTACTGCGCGGGAGTACGACAGCCCGCGTAAACGTGAGATCGATCTGCTGCGCAAGCAGGGGCTGTCCGTGCAGCAGATCGCTGAGCGGTTGGGGGTGAGTACCTCGGCAGTCAGCTCTTTTATCCCGTATGCGCGCGGCACGTACCTCATCCCGTCGCAGACGGAAAATGCAAAAAGGGTGCGGGAGTGCCGCGCCAGAAAGGAGGCCGCCGATGCCGACTGACGCCCAGCGCCGCGCCCAGGACAAGTGGGATCGTGAGAACATGGCGCATATCAGCTGTAAAATGCGGCGAGAGATCGCCGAGGAATTTAAGGCCGCTGCAAAAGCTGATGGAACGACGCCGAACGCGCTGATCCGCGGTTGGATCGATGCCTATATACAAAAAAGCAAGCCCGTGGAGTGATCCACGGGCTTAAATTTTGAGCAAAACTGATGCACAATTGATCCACAAAGCCCCGCAAAAAAGCCCATACTGAACACATCAAAGGAGTGTTCGGTATGGGCTTTTCTTATTTCAATCCAAATCCCGCCGGGCGGCAGGTCGGAGACTGCACCGTTCGAGCAATTGCAAAGGCGACGGGAAAGAGCTGGGATGAAATATATATCGGGCTGTGCTTGCAAGGCCTGATCTTGGGCGATCTTCCGAGTGCGAACAGTGTATGGGGTGCGTACCTCCGGCAGCATGGTTTTACCCGGAACGTGGTACCGAACACATGCCCGGACTGTTACACCGTCGCGGATTTCTGCGCAGACCATCCGCGCGGCTTGTACGTTCTTGCTCTGTCCAGTCATGTGGTCTGCGCGGAGAACGGAAGCTATTTCGACACATGGGACAGCGGCAATGAGATCCCGCTGTTCTACTGGGCAAAGGAGGATAAATGATGTTCGGACAACAGCCGTATGTGTACCAGCAGCCGATTTACAATCAGCCGCCAATGCAGCCGATGCAGGAGCCGCAGATGCAGATGCGCCCGCAGTATCAGCCCGCGCCGCAGATGCCGGCCTACCAGCCGCAGCCCCAGCAGCCGCAGAACCAGTCGATCATCTGGGTTCCGAATGAGCAGGCGGCGAATGACTTTATCGTCGCGCCCAACAACGCTGTCACGCTCTGGGATATGAATGCTCCAGTCGTGTACGTCAAAAAGGCCGACGCAAGCGGCAAACCGACCATGACGACCTACGATCTCGTAGAGCGCGCACAGGCCGCACCAGCGCCCGCAGCGCCGCGAAGGGACATGAGCGAGGAATATGTGACCCGCCGGGAGTTTGACGAGCTGGTAGCCAAGCTGACGGCCCCGAGCGTCAGACCGGCGAGAAAGGTAAAGGAGGCAGAAAGCGATGGCTAACCCCCTGTTTCAGACCCTCGGCGGCGGGCAGATGCCAGGCCAGATGGGACAGTTTCAGAACATGGTACAGCAGTTCCGGCAGTTTCAGCAGACGTTTCAGGGCGACCCGAAAGCAGAAGTTGAAAAGCTCGTGCAAAGCGGGAAAATCTCGCAGCAGCAGTTGAATCAGCTGCAGCAGGTGGCGGGACAATTTCGGCAGCTGCTGCAATAGTTCGGGAACCCCGAACAGTTGAATGATCAAAATCGTGGCCACGATTGAGATAAATCTTTTGAATCTACGAAAGGAATGAAAAATATGAGTTTGAATGACGGCTCTCCGACCATGACGATGCCCGTCGCGCCAACCGGCATGACAGGCGGCGGCTGGGGCGGCTTCGGCGGTGATAACGGCTGGTGGATCATCATCCTGTTCCTTGCCATTTTCTGCGGCTGGGGCGGCAATGGAAACGGATTCGGCAACAGCGGCAGAAATTCCGGCGGCGTTGTAGACGGCTATGTACTGGCCTCTGACTTCTCCAACATCGAGCGCAAGCTTGACAGCGTAAACAACGGGATCTGTGATGGCTTCTACGCGATGAACACGGGGATGCTTAACGGCTTTGCCGGTGTAACGCAGGCTGTGACTTCCGGCTTCTCTCAGGCGGAGCTTTCCCGCTGCAACCAGCAGGCCGCGCTTATGCAGCAGCTGAACGCCATGCAGATGCAGTCGCAGGAGTGCTGCTGTGAAAACCGCGCGGCGATCGCCCAGGTACGCTATGACATGGCGACGCAGGCGTGCGACACCCGCAACACAGTGCAGAACACCACGCGCGACATCATCGACGCGATGAACTGCGGCTTCCGCAGCATCGACCAGCGTCTGACGGCGCAGGAGCTTGCGGCGAAGGACGCGAAGATTGCCGAGCAGAACCAACGCCTCTTTGTTTCGGATCTCGCGGCGAGCCAGAACGCGCAGACGCTCGACCTGCGAAATTACGTGAGCGCACAGCTCGCGTACTATAACCCGCGCCCGGTTCCCTCTTTCAGCGTTCCCGCGCCATACCAGTTTGCTGGCTGTAACGGCTATAACGGCGGCTACAACTACGGCTGCGGCAACTGCGCTTAACAACTCCATACCGTAGAGCTTTTTCGTGGCCTCACGAAAATGATCGGCCCCATTGCCGATACTCGACAGCAACGCGGCGGGGCAATCGTCCCGCCGCTGTATTTTTATGAAAGGAATGATTTTATGGCTGAATTTACATCATCCGGGATCCAAACTGTCGCCGCTGGGCAGAACGTCCCTCTGATTTCCACAGCAGTTTGCGGAAAGCCGTGTATCGTACATCGCGAAGGAAGCGGACTCGTTACACTGCGTGGGCTTACGCAGCAATGCAAGGCGAAGTTCCGCGTATCCTTCGGCGCGAATATCGCCGTGCCTACAGGTGGAACGGTGGAAGCTATTACCGCTGCGCTCGCAATCAACGGTGAACCTCTGAACAGCGCCACGGCAACCGTGACCCCTGCGGCTGTTGAGAACTATTTCAACATCTATGTTTCTGCATTTGTGGAAGTTCCGCGCGGCTGCTGCCTGACTGTAGCGGTAAAGAACACCAGCGCACAGGCGATCAGTTTTGCAAATAGCAATATGGTCGTCGAGCGCGTATCGTGAAAGGAGGATGCAATATGTACGATTTGAGAAACCTGCGTGAAATGCTCTGCAAAGAGCTTGACGAAATCGCCGACAAACGCGAAATGTCCGCCGGTGACTTGGATGCAATCCAGAAGCTGACAAGCTCCATCAAAAACAGCTACAAGATTGAGATGCTTGAGGACGGCGGATACTCCCGCGACGGCGAATGGGAAGCGGATATGCGCGGCACATATGGGCGCGGAAGTTCGTACCGTGGACGCCGCCGGGATTCGCTGGGGCGCTACAGCCGCGCCGACGCCCGTGAGCATATGCGTGCGCAACTGGAAGACATGATGCGCGATGCGGACGACGAGAAGGCCCGCGACGCAATCCGTCGCTGCATGGAGCAAATCGACCGGGCATAAGGAGGGGTACGCATGCTGGATAAAGCCGAGATCCGAAAAGAGATTGCACGGCTGGAATATGAGGAATCCAGCTACCCAAACTATGCAAAGCTGGCGAACTTATACACGATCCGCAAGCAGATGCAGGAGGAAGAACAGGGTACGCGGAACATAGCCACGTTTGCCTATTCCGGAGATCCTGCACCAGCCCCTGTTTCCGAGCAGCCGGAAACAATAAGCGAGTACGGTGATAGCGATTTCCTGCGCACCGTAGCTGGAAAAGATCCCTCACGTGTCTGGCCAATCATGGACGAGTTGATGGATACAGTATTGCTTGTCAAGCGCAGCGTGTATGATTCCGTTATGCGGAAGATATCCGATACAAGATAAAACCGGTTACACTCTTATTACACTCAAAAGCAAGAAAAACCGTTGAAATTACTGCATTTTTTATTGAATGGGGTTCAAGAGGCCGCTGGTTCGAATCCAGTCACTCGGACCAATGTAAAACGGGAAAAGCCCTGAAACCGCAAAGGTTTCAGGGCTTTTTCTTTTCTCCTCCGTAAAGGGAAAATCACGCCAGATTTCGAGAAATCACGTTGGGTTACACTCCTGGTTACACTCCGCTTTTTATCCTAGATCGCGTTTATGATTTTCTTCAAGTCTTCCAGATTCACGTCTTGGTAGTATCGGAGCATCTCAGGGCTTGCGTGGCCGATCAATTTCATTTTATCCTTGTCAGGCGCAACAACTTTTTTCATCAATGTTGCGAATGTGTGCCTGCATGTATGCGGCGAATATTTGTGGATTCCGTTTACCATTGGGTTTTCAATGCCGACGGCTTCTAGTGTGGGGTAAAAAACAGCGTCCCTGAATCTATCATAGGAAAATTGGTTTCCTTTTTCATCGCAGAACAACGCGCCGGACGCTTTTCTGTCGTAAAGACGATCAATAATGGGCTGGATCTTCGGGCTGATGGGAACGACACGATTTTTTCCAGCCTCCGTTTTCGCACCACCGGTCAGCGTTTTTTTATTCGCATCGTAGTTGTCAACGCTCAGGGCCAGCAGTTCTGACGGTCTGAAGCCAAGATAGCACATTGCATAAATATAATCCGCAAACGGAATTACGCCGACAGCGTCTCGTATTCTTTCAATCTGTTCTTGCGTAAAGCTTTCCCTCGCCGCTCCGAACTCTCCGCTGACAATCAGATATTGCCCTAAATTCAGTTCTGCGTAGCCGCGCGGAACTGCGTACTTGTACATAAGCCCTGCTAACGCTTTCATGTTTTCTTTTGTTCTTCTTCCTCTTGGGCATTCGTCCATGCATTCCTGCAAATCATCTATTTCTATATCTTCCAGTTTCCAGAACTCAACTTGATAAAAGTATTTTTCGGCTGATTTGTAGCAATCAATTGTGGATTTCCCAGCTCTGTGAGTGGGGAGCCACATTTCGTAAAGTTCACGCCATGTAATTGCTTTTTCACGCTTCTTTTGCCCGGCCAACATCGGCAGGTAGTCAAGCGCTTCTTTTTTTGTGCGGAATCCGCATTTCCGAGCGACAACGCGCTTTACAGATCCGTTTTCGTCTCGGTATCCCTTTGTTATTTCCGCTACCCATTTATCGTTGCGCCGGTATACCGAGCCCGTGCCGTTCCCACGTTTTGTGGCCTTTTTTGTTTGCTGTTTTTTCCCGCACCAGCAACAGTAGGGCGCGCCGTCTGGAATTTCTTTTTTACACTTGATGCACTCCATGTTTCCCTCCACGTTCTTTTCGGATCGCGTAGAAAGTAATTGCCGAAGCCAGCGCTGAACCTACGATCAGGGCAATGCAAACCCATGCAGCCACGGACAAATCTCCATCGCGAATGAGGCCTGCGTTCCGACTCTGCGCATCCGTCACAAGGCAGGCAATCAGAGAAAAGGAGAGCAGCATACAAAACAGGGCGAGGACGTAACACATTGTATGTGTAGACTTTATCTGTGCGCTTTGCGCGGCCGCTGTTGCCTCCAGCTTGGCGTTTTCAAGCTCGACATGATGGATCTGCTTGGTCAGCTTTTCCGGGCTTCCGACGGGATGTTCAAGGCCGAACAGCTCGTCGAGCGACAGGCCAAGCGCTTTACATATTGCGGCCGAGTTATAAAGCCGTGGATCCGCTTGTGTTCCAGCATATAATCGGCTCACGGTGGAGAAGGAAACGCCGGACTTTTCCGACAGCTCCTCCAGCGTCATTCCGCTGTGATCTTTCGCATTTCTGATTTTCCCATGATACGCGTCGATAAACGGCGCGAGTTCCTGTATTGCGGACATTGGTGCGCCTCCAATTGCAGATTGTATTGTTATTTCTTACATTTTCCGTGTGAAAACGCAAACTATGAGAAGAAAACGCAAAACTCGAGCTTTTTTTACAAACATTATCTGGTACAATGAAAACGTAGCAGATAGTTCCTGAATCCGGCATATGCTGAAATGGCCCCACCGTATGTTCCAGATACGATGGGGCCGACCAAACAGAATATTGTATTACATTATCAGCCCCATAAACGTCTCTTTTCATTTTCTGTACACCCAAAAAACAGGCGGCATTTTTGTCGAGGACTTCCAATTGACGAATTAGAACGAAAGTTCTAAAATATACAACATCGGAGGAACGAATATGAAAAGCATCAATGTTCGGCTGGATAACGGGCAGGTAAATGTCATCGTCGACGGCGCACTGTTTCGGGATGTGCATAGTCTCAGCCTTGATTATATCAAGGGGCTTCCTATGCTATTTTCCTGCGTCTCAGATGTGGGTGAGGAGCAGGACAAACGGCGGGAGCCGCGGATCCTGAATTGAGCTACTGCATATCCCTCGAGTTGGCCGTCTCAATGACCGCGCCGGACTGATTTACAAACTGCACGAATACGTCATCAACAGGCGTTCCGTTGAATGCGTTGTACATACCACCATACAGGTAAAATGCCATTACCATGATGGATTCCTGAAGCCCTACAGTGTCCGTGGAGAGCGTCACGGTGAACGAGGTGTAATCGTTGGACGCTTCGGTGGAAATGACGTTTGGGTAGTCGGAAGAACCGGCCATGTCTGCAAGCTGGGCGTCGATGTTCTGCGCCATCTCCTGCATGAGCTTTTCATGACAGGCCGCCGTCATGACATACGTGGCGGATCCGTCCTCGTTGAGTGTCGCTGAGATTATGCCGTCGGTTGCCGCGACTTTCTCATCCAGCGCCTGCTGTGTTGCATCATCCCCCAAAAAATCAGCAGGGATCGTAAGCTCGACCTGGTTGCCCCACGTCTTTTCGGCGGTTATCGGGGTGGACACTTCCTCTGCCGGTTCTGCGGATTCTTGCGCTGCTGTATCGTCTTGCACCGGAGCGGAGACTGTTTCTGTAGGCCGGTTCTGGGCATTAACGGATTCTGCTGGTTTGTCCTTCGGCCTTGCAATCAATAAAGCCGCAACCAGAATGACAGCGGCGACAGGGACGGCCAGCATGGCGACCTTCTGCACTGAAGACATCGGTTTTTTATTCTTTGCACCGCACCTTTTACAGACGCGGGAGCTTGCGTTGATCTGCGCCCCGCACGACCGGCAGATCATCTTCCGGTTCGGCGTATCGCAGTTCGGGCAGAACTTCTCTCTTTCGTCAAACTCTTCCCCGCACCGCGGGCAGATCACGTGATAGATCTGCTTCTGCATACAACATCGCCCTCCATATATTTTGGTAATACTTGCATGGTATCACCAAAACGAAACAGCCGCAATGCCGAACCTGCACAAAAATAGACGTCGAAATTTGGAAGCTTGGAGATAGGAGCGGACAATGGTTGAAAATTTACAGGAAGTATGCGACAATGATACCAAGAAAACAAACGTTCGCGAGGAATTAAAAGCTGCCGTTTTGTCGCTTACAGACGAACAGGCCGCGTATGTATTAAGGAGGCTGCAATGCTGTTTGCAAGAAAAGAAATCGAACGACTGAGAGAAGAAAACCGCGATCTGAGATCGCAGCTTTCACAAGAGAAGGAGAAAACGCGCCGGTCTGCATTTATAGAAACAGCGAATCTCCCGGAATGCAAAAGCCTGGCCTGCGTCGGATGCGAACATATTGTTGTGCAGGTTACTCCGCACGGTGGATACTTTGTTGTAGGCTGCGGAAAAAATAACCCATGTGGGGATTACGTCAAGTCCAATGCCCTTGAAGCGCAGAAACAGGCTATCCGACAAGTGCTGCAATCGCAATGGCAGTTGTGATCGCGTAAGGAAGCCAAAAAGCCCAAAAGTCTTTTCGTTTCTGCTCGATATAGTCCCTGCCGTATAATGTGATTCTGATTCGGTCTTCGGAGTTAACCGTTCCGCCTGCTCCGTCTGGCGCCCCGCCGATTGAAAATTCCTCAATGAGTTTATCGAGCTTAAGATAGGTTACATATTTGTTCAGCCGATTCTTTTCTGTGTGAGAAGTGAACACGTTTACCTCATCTACACTCATTGAATCGGTTCGATACAGTTTTTTCAGGAGTTTATACGCGGTCTTTTCCATAAATCCTTCACATCAGCTTCAGCGCTTCAGCAATAAACCCGGCAAGCTTTCTGCACTGCTCGTCAGAAAGCCCATCGATCATATCAAGCAGCTGCTGTTTTTCCTGGCTCACCGCCCCATCCTTCGGGATGGGGCCTTTTTTTATGCCTTTGCCCATCAGTTCTTCTACTGTTACGCCGAAGTAGTCGGC